ATGAAAAAACCTCTTTTGGCCTTGCTACTTGTCGCATCTCAAAGCGCCTTCGCAGACAAAATCCCAGACTCTATTGAGAATCTCATTGCTGTTTACGATACAAGATCGCACAGCCTGGACAATGGCGAGCTAACCATTAAATACAGCAAACCAAAATTATTGATAGATGCCGCTGAATCACTTTTCAGCGGCATTTGCAATGATTACTTTATGAACAAATGGAAGCCAGAGACGATTAAAAAAATCACTCTGTTAAATGTTTCCCATGACCAAGGTTTTAGGATTAATGGCGGTGGAGTTGAATGTAAAAAAACTGGCTCCATGGAAAACGAAAAGGCACGCGCTTACAGAACCAGTTTGATTGAACCTCTGCAATAAACTTTTGTTACGTTAAAAGTTCATATGCCCCTGCCCGGCGGCAGTGGGGTGCGGCGGGGCATTATCAATAACTCCAGGTGTCATGATGTATCGCACTACGGTTTCATGAGTGATGAAGGTGGTTCCGCAATTAATGTTCTGGCACTGACAGTAACGCTCTTTTGTCTGATCCGTTACCCGAAAGCTACTCCGCGTATGCGCCGCGTGGCCGCACTTTGGACAATTCATCATTACATTTATCTCCCGCCCTGCACATTTCAATCACATAATGATACACATAACTTCCATTTTGTGAACCTAATCAGCTCATTTCTAAATCATCAATCTTCACTTCCAGTTCGATGCTGGTCGTAAATCCGCTATCCGGGTTGACCGTGTGCGTTAACGTTGTGATGGTCCATTCCGCATCATCAATGGGCTGTTTAAAACCGCTGACCTTAACGGGCATTTCTGTATACAGATCCGCGCGGCCTTCTGCCAGCTGGAGAGAAAATGTCGCCACGCCGCGCTGCAGCCGCTCCCAGTTCATTTTTGCTGCCCGTTCTGCATTACTGCGGTTCGCATAGGTACGGTTCAGAACCAGCACATTCTCATCCGTTCCGACCAGGTAATCCCCCTGCTTTGCTTCCGGCTCTTTGGGTTTTGTCGTCCTACGGCGGCGCTTCACCTTTGCAGTTTCTTTCTTTTCCGGTTCCCGGGTATGCAGCCAGTGAGCGATAACACCCGTATATGCTCCCCTGTCAGCCAGGCTAAACCGGTGACTGTCTCCGTCCTTACGGGTAATAGTGATGACCGGCAACGGTTTACCACTTGCTGTTTTCCCCTGCCCCTGCCGGATAAATAGCAGATTATCGTCCTTGACTGAGGCAATCGCGCCATACTGCCGCGCCAGCTTCATTAAAAAGCTGGCGTCGCTTTCGTTGGTCTGGTCCAGGTGATCCAGCGCCATCGCAGCAACATCATTTCCTATAGCAACTTTAAGGTTGTGCCGTGCGGCAATGTCTTTCACCACATCGCCCACCGTCGTTTTGTGCCAGGACTTCTCACGCCGGACATTCAGCGTTTCCCTGAAATCAGCACTACGGGCACGGATTGTCAGCCTGTCCGGGCTGCCGCTATGCTCTATTTCGTCAACGGTAAACTTACCTTTTGAGTACAGCGGCTCGCCTTTCCATCCCAGCGCCAGAGAAATCACTGCGCCACGACGCGGCATAATTACCAGGCCGTCGGCGTCGTCCAGCTCCAGATCAAGCTGGTCAGCTTCAAATCCGCGGTTGTCGGTCAGTGTCATACCCAGCAGACGTTTATCCAGCGTCTGCGTGGCATCTTTGCCTGCAATCACGATCCGAAAGGCCGGGGTCTTGCTTCCGAGGTTGAGTAAATCAGCCATCTCGCTCACTGCAGCAACCCTCCTACCGTGGATCTGATGTTCCCTACTGCGGCGGCGGCAGAATCCTGCAGACTGCTAAGCTGATCACTCAGACTGCCGAACATTTCAGACAGGGACTCATCCACCCGTTTAAGCCCCAACGAAAACTCTATTTTCCTGGCTTCTCCACTGGCGAAAAATTCCGTTTTCGTCTGGTTAAGGCTCTCAATCACATACATGCCGTAGATAGTCCCACCACCCTCGATCAGCGGCCACGCCTTCCCCTGCTCTGCCATCAGCTCCAGCGCCAGCAACGACAACCGGCCGCCGGTCACTTCCGGCATGAGGACGCCGGAGAGCGTCAGCTGATCGTTATCTGGCCCCAAAAATTGCGTTGTCGGACGGCGATTAACGCGGTTGTTGGTCACATGGCGCCAGTTCCGCTGATACTGCAGTTGCTGATAGGGAACCGTGCGCAGCTGAAACACAAACAAGCCCAGGACCATCATCATGAATCGTACCCCCCTTGATCACTGAAATTGCTGCGGGCCTTCGCCTTCATGCGTCGCTCGCGCGCATCAAGCTGCCGTGCAACTTCCTGCGCAATATCCTGCGCACTCTGACCGGGCAGAGCCTGGATAATAATTTGCGCATGGGTTTCAAACTGGAATACAGGCTGGCTGCCTGCTGGCTTATCAGTTACAGGACGGTATGAAGCTGCCGGCAGACTCATGGGATGAAGCGGGGCGGCCTCTGCTGGCATTGCTCCCCCCATCATTCCGGCGACTACGGACGCCAGCGCGGCCGTTCTCCTGCGGCTGGTCACATAGGCCGGACCGTTAATCAGCTCCGGGCCATTCTCGCCAGCAATACCTACCTGTCCACGTGGAATATAACCACCGCTGTCATACATCCCCGCGAAAAATCCTGGGATATTTTTCTGCGGTGAGGCGCCCTGCGAATTATCGCCGCCGGTCATCCAGTCCGGCAGGTAGCTTTTGACCGATGCCAGCTTGCTCTTAAGCGTTTCCCATTTCTCATTGATACCGCTCAGGATGCCGTCAATGATCGCCCCGCCCACCGCTTTAAATTTTGCGGGCAGCGCGGCAACATCACTCAGAATTTCATCCCATTTGCTGCTTATGGTCTGCTTAATCACAGCCCAGGCTACTGACACCCCTGACGTGATGGCATCCCACAGTGCTTTAAACTTCGGCCCCAGCGTTTCCCAGTTCTGCCAGATATAGATGGCTCCCATCGCAATCAGGCCAACTATCGCCAGAATGGGGTTAGCCATCATCAACCGGCCTAACCAGATGACCGCCTGGCCTGCGCCGCCAATTACTCTTGTGACCAGACCAAACGCAGAAGCAAATTTAAGCTGGAGAATGCCAGCACTTACCCGCACTACCGCCATAGGTCCCAAAATGGATGCAAGGGCCAGTGACACCACACCCGCTGCGGTAGCTACCACGGCAAACACGGCCGCAATTTTAAATAGAGCCGCCGTCAGTTGCGGATGACGCTTCACAAAACCATCCAGCGCGGACGCCAGATTACCCAGCCAGTCCGCAATATTTTTCAGCACCGGCGCGACGGTTTCACCGATGCTCGCCATGGCGTTGGTAAAGGAGCCGCCAGCGGCTTCCCATTTGTTGCCTAGGGTATTAAGCGATGCATCGACGCGCTCGCGCAGGGTAGCCTGGTTCTCCAGCTTCGCTACTGTTTCACGATAACCATCAATACCTTTTTGGATCATGATATCCAACGCCTGCAGCGTTTCTGAATCATTGCCAAACAGGTCTTTTTTTGTTGCCATCTGCCTCTCGGGAGTAAGTTTGCTCAGCTTACTTAGCTGGACATACATATTTTCCAGCCCACCAAATCCTCCCTTACCATCAGAAAAATTAAACTTAATGCCGGTCCCTTTTAGATCATCATTAACAGCTTTAATTTTCTTTGCATCCAGGGCAGCCTGGAATATTTTCCGATACGCATTCCCAGCAGACTCCCCAGCCATACTTGCCTGGTCGGCCATAACCAGCAGTGGGGCAAAGGTTTTAGCTGCATCTATCCCTTTTTTATTTAGGATACTCATCGTGCTACTAATTTTTGAAAAACCCTGCAGCATATTCCCGGGGTCTACGCCCGCATAAAAACCACGCTGGATAAGATCCATCAGGCTCATCATGTCTTTTTCGGTGGTCTGCGTGGCGTCCTGCAATTTTGCGGCAAACTCTGCCGCCTCCGTCGGCGCCATTTGCAGCTGCACGCCAAGGTAAGCCGCCGACTCACCCAGCCCGCCCAGGATAACCTGCGCTGACATCCCCTGACGGCGTAACATGGTCATCATGTTCTGAAAATCTGCCGTGGTACCGGGCAACCGGTCCCCTAGGGCAATCGCCAGCTTGTTCAGCTTCAGGAACTCAGGCGCCACCTTTCCGCCCGGTCCCATCATTGAGCCTGCCAGCTGGTTAGCGGCGTTCTCTGATTCCGAGTAGGCGCGAATGGGCGCCAGCAAGGTCGCGCCCGTTGTCACCCCGGCCGCCATCATCCCGGCCCCGTTCCCCGCCAGGCTGTTACGCACGTCGCGCATCTTGTCAGCTTTGGCCCTGATCGCATTCAGCTTACGCTGGCGCTCGCCCACGTCTCGCAAGCGCCGCTCCTGCTCTGCCAGCTGCTGGTTATAGCGATCCGTTTCGCGGGTAATTCTGGCCGTTTCACGGGCGCCACCGCCCGCAGAGATGCCAAGGCGGTACAGCTCCGCCCTGGCTGCCGCCATCTGCCGCGTTTCCTGCCCCTGCTTTTGTTCCAGGCGTGATACGGCGCGCCATTGCGCCTCAAGCGCCTGCGTCTGTTTTTTCGTGGGGGATTCGAGCGCTGCCAGCTCGCGCGTCATCATCTGCGCACGCAGCCTCGCCTGGTCCAGCTCGTTGCTGGTCCGGTTCAGGCTCTGTGAGAGTTGATCAAAAGATTTTAACTGGCTCCCCGCGTCGTTAAGCCGTTTAAGCTGATCACGGGTCTGCCGGATGCCGGAGGCCAGCTCCTTCGAGCCAGCCAGCGCATTTTTTAAAGGGCGGGTGAGTTTATCAACCGCATTCAGAACCACCTGCAGGCGCAGGTTTGTATCACTCATCGCTGGCCCCGCTACGCATTATCGCTCTGTGCCGCCACTCCAGCACTTCCGTCAGCGGCATAACGTCAGTGACGGACGGCGGCCAGTGAAAGATCGTGGCGATATCCGCCACCAGGTCATCTACCGTCAGGCTGTCGGCAAATCGGCAAGTGCCGACTTCGGCAACAAAAAAAGGACCACCTCGACAGACATCGCGGCCAGGTCTGCCGGGTCGAGGTCCGCCATTTCCTGCGGGGTCAGCGTTGGTGTGGAGATGCGGGGGATCACGGTCATCATAGAGGCCACGTCCATCTCCATCACCGCCTGCAGTCGCGTACCGCGCAGCGCGCCGGATTGCGGCTTACGCAGCACAATTTCCGTAATCGTGGTATCACCGCGCTTAATCGGGCTATCCAGTTTCACCGTTGCTTCTGTTTTCTCACTCATGCTCTTTTCCTGTTATGGGTTGGCTGGCGCGATCTCGCGCGCCAGGAAAAAATTACAGACCGATGGCGTTACGGTGTTCTTCCATCAGATCAACACCATCAACAACTTCAATCATGTTGATCACATCGACCTCATAGAGCACTTCGCCGTTAATGGTCAGCTTTGCGTAACTGTTAACGCTGCTGACTTTGGTGGTATTACTCTCGCCGGTTTTCCACTCGCCGGAATCCACCTCTTTGTGGCGCCCACGTACGACCAGCTCAACGGCCTGCACTTCGCCGGTGTCGTCGCGCTGAATAGACCCGGTAAATCGCAGCTGCACGCCGTCCACCGTGGCTTTTCCCATCTGTTTAAACAGAAGCGCCTCCGTACCGCCGATGGTCATTTCCGTATCCAGCGCGCCATCATCCAGCCCCAGATCAATACCGACTGAACCGGGCATACCGCCGCCGCGGTAGTTTTCCAGCTTGCGGGTGAATTTCGGCAGGGTGACGGATTCAGCAATGCCCATCCAGTTGTTACCGGCGTTAAAAATATTCAGGTGTTTTAACTTGCGTGGTAAGGCCATGGGTCCCCCTTATGCGCTTACGCGGGTGGTGAAATCCACCAGGTAACGGTCAGTGATGCGCTGGCGCAGCATCAGGTTTTCCAGTGGCGGCACTGGCGTATAGTCGTAGTCGATCCAGAGTTTCCCGGCTTTCAGCGTGTCTTTGTCATTCACACTGTCATCAATCCAGCAATCTCCGCCGATGAGGTAGCCCTGATTTACCAGGCTGCGCATTTTGGCGCGGATACCTTCGATAATGTCGCGAGCCAGCGAAGGGTTAAGCGGCATGTCCACCGCCCACATATGCGCCTCCGCCATGGTGTCTGCCAGCACCTGCGCGGTACGGGTGTAGTTTTCAAACTGGAATAACGGGTCATCGCTGAGGCAGCGGGAACCCCAGAAGCGGAAACCATCCTTGCGGATCAAGGTGGTGACGTCGTTCTGGTTCAGCAGTCCGGCATCGGTTGCCGGGTCCTGCAGATCCCAGAACACATCCGCTGACAAGCCGGTTACGCCGTTGACGCCCACGTTAGAAAGGGTTTTGTGCCAGCCGGTCTGCTCGTCGATTTTTGCACGCAGACCCAGCGCGCGGGCAGTGGCGTAAGCGGTCGCATCCGCCTGCAGCACCGTGTCAAAGTTGATGAAATCAGGCCAGATCAACATCCCTTCTCGCTGACTGAAATTTTCGCGGTAGGCAATCGCTTCTTCCACGGTTTTACAACCGTAGGCAGACAGGTACGCAAAGCCGCGCAGGCTCTGCGCCACGCTTAACAGTTCAGAGGAAACAGCCTGCGTGTCATGGCCCGGCACGCCAAGAATGCGCGGCTTCACGCCCAGCTGCGACTGCGCCGAAAGCAGCGCTTTGATGCCCGTTTTCTTACCGTCAGCGGTTACACCTCCGATAATATTGGAGGTGGTTTCCGCTTCCGTTTCGCCCTGGGCAACACGCACCACAACGGTGACGGGTTTTGCCTGGTCGGCGATGGCGTCCAGTGAGCGGGCCAGCGTGCCGGACTCGCCTGCTTTGCCGCTGGCGGTCAGTACATCGGTAAGCAGAACCGGCTTATTGAGCGGGAACACAGAGGCATCGGCATCATCGCCGGTGCATACCATGCCCACAATCGCCGTGCTCACCGTCGTGATAGAGCGGGTGCCGTCGTTAACTTCAACAACACGCACGCCATGGTGATAGTCTTGCGCCATGAATGAATCTCCTGTTTAGGGGTTCCCCCATGGTAGGGAAATCATTCACCGCAAGCCGTTGATGGCCGTTGTACCGTCAATGGCACAACCGCAGACAGAAAAAAGCCCCTTATAGGGGCAGACTGATACCGGGATTTATCAGGCAACGCGGCTCCAGCACATCAGCAGTGTGTGGGCCTCAACCACGCTGATTGATTTCCCTTCACCGAGGTTTTCGGTTTTGCCGGTGGTCGTGTGTTTGTGCGGTGGCACCGTGACTTCATGCTCGTGCTCTCCTGCGTCATCCGTTACGCCCAGCTCTTTCGGGTTAAAGAGCTGCCGGACATCGCCACCAATCTCCCAGGGGTCATCTTTACCAGCCACGCCGCCATGATTGTGCTTCCCGTTGCGCGTGGTCGTCAGCTTCAGCTCTGCCTGTTCGCTGGTCTCGCCTTTCACATCAACCTGCACAGCGGGCAGGTTAGCCCGCTGGAGGGTGACGGTATCGCTGCCGCCGGTGGTGCCCACGTTTGAGCCGTCCGCTTTCGCCACCCTGATTGTCAGATTTTCGCCGGTATACACCCATTGGGACCACGGCCAGCGTTCATTGGGATTGAGGTTCTGGTTAAAAAACCGCGTGGTTCCGACGGGGTTATCCTCTTCCCATGCGTCGCTTACCGCCTGCTTAACTGCATCAGTAATGGCCTGTTTAATATCTGTATCGAGCTGGCTCACGACCTCATCAGCATAATCCTTCGCCTCTCTTTTGGCTCTGTTAACCTCATCCACTGAGGCTATAATGACCGTGGGGTCAGCTTGCAGTTCTACCGCAGCGGTATTGCTGACCGCAATCCATAAATTAACTGACTGCATTCTACCCGCCCCCTCAGAAAGAAGAGGTTTGTACGTTGGTGCGAGGTTTGCAACGGCAATGCACTCACCATCCTCATCATAAAGTGCGGCCTCACGTATCCAGAAACCACCTACCTGCGGCATGATCAGAATTTCAGTGCGAATAACATTCGCAGCCATATCTGCTATCTCTACACGGTTCAGGGCGGCGCGATATTTTTCATTGATGAGGCCGGATGATAAATCACCCACCGTCACTGCCGCTCCATTACCATCACCAACCGCCATTTCAGTGAAAACGACCGGTTTTCCGGTTACAATGGCCTGAGCCATCCGCTCTTTCCCTGTGGCAGTCAAAATGGCGCTATATTTATTCTCTGCCATTCTTATCACCCATCAATATTGTTAAAAAAACATTCGCTGCCGTGTCACTTATAATCCCCACGCAGCAAGAACCGGAGCCAGCAGCGCATCGCCCCACTGAGCACCACCCAGCTCTCCCGGGTGAACATCATCCGGCAGTGATACCGTCTGGACGCCAGTATCTGACGTGCCCATTACCGTCTCATTCATCCCGTATTTGTAGCTGAGCTGTGCCCAGGCCGGAGCCAAAATGATTTGTTCATTCAGTCGGTTGTCAAATTGCCTTATCTTCTGAGTGATCCATTTGGCAAAGTCGGGCCAGTTTTGCGGGGCACTGACGCCTGACCAGCCGAAAGCCTGATGAGAAATGACGAACCTGGAATTCGGCAACTTCTCCCTGAATTTGGCGATCATAAATTCCTGAGCGGCAACTGTTTGAGCCGGAGTGTAGTTGTAATACAGGTCGTTATAGCCGAGCTGAATCACCACGACGAGTTTATCGCTGGTACTGATACCGGATGCAGCCATCCACGCGGCCACGTCGAAAATGTGATAATTAGCGAGATTCGGATTATCTGCATAGCTCTGCCCGCTGTATGCCTTGTCATAACAATACTGCGGATATGTTGCAAAATCGGCAGCTACTGCATCACGCAGAAATGGCTGGCTGAAATTCGTTTTCTTCGTCTTCCCGATATAGTCGAACGTAGTCCAGCCGCCACGACCGTCAAATGGAATTCCGTCATCTGGTGTGTTTGGTAGGGTATAACCACCGTCGTCCGTCATGCCGCGTGTTTTTCGGGAACCCACGCCCACATATGTCGCCCCAGTCGCGTTGAGGGCAAAATACAGCCACGGAACACAGCGTTCACCCAGACTGTCCATAATGCAGGCTACCTTTACGCTGCCTGACTGTGCGGCCGGTAGTCTGGTAAATGTCGCTTTCTTCCTGTAAACAGCACCCGACTTATCTGCGCGGGCATTAACTACCAGCGTGGGGCCATTGATTTCTGACGGTAAAATGGTGGCGTCCGGCACGATACTTTTGAGCAAAATCGGCTTTCCTTCATAACCATGACTGGAAAGCACCACATCAGCGCCGTTATGCCACGGACGTTCACCACTTACCAGATTAGCGCCATAAAAGCGAAGCGGCCTCCCCTCCACTGCATAAAAGTGCGAAGGGAAAACAACATCAGTGTTCTGATTCGTTATCACCCCACTTTCCAGATTTGTTACGCGCGTCTCAATCCCGGCTGCAGAGGACATGAGGCTATACAGAATTGCTGTCGCCGGAGTAAAGAAGGTACCGTTTGCAGAAACAGGGATCATTGTGATGTCAGCGGAGTAGCCTCCCGCTTTTGCAGAGGAATAAACCCCCCATCCCGAAAAGACCTGGCCGGAGGCTATCGGTAAGTCAATCTCGTGAAAATCCCCATCAGCTATCAGTGGCTTCTCATTGCCCCCCCAGGCGCTGCCATTTCGACTCTGGATTTTTAATGCGGCACTGGTAGAAGATATTTTATACATCATCTTGACGGTTGATGCGCCAGTGACGGCGTTGACCGTGTTCAGTAGCTGCTTATACACCACACCGGTATCACTTAACGTGTAGGTGTAAGGCGAGCTTTTTACAAATGAATCAAACGTTGAACTCTGGGACAGTATGGCCAGAACAGCATTAGCTGATGCCACTGCCGAATATAGCGAATCAATCTGCTCTGTCAGCGCATTTTTTTGCCCGTAGTTGACCTCCGCGAAAAAAGACCCTGCGGATATTTCTGCTCTGGTGTAAATTTTTAATTGTTTTGTGTCTGCCGCGGCTACGAGTGTAATGGTCTGTCTGGCACCACCACCTGCGAGCTGCACTTCGTCACTTGTCCACGCGCTGTCATTTGCCAGCCTGGCAAATAAACGTCCCGCCGTAACATCCAGCGAATAGTTTAAAGTTACAACGCCACCGGATGGCACGCTGATGCCCGCATACATCTCTGAGTAAATACCCGTTGAATTAACATAATTAACACGGTTGTCATTTGTATGGGAAAGGACAAAAAACGGATATCCGCTATTGTTCACCCAGTTGTTAACTAAGCCAATTTTGGTTTTCTCTGTCAGCGATGCCTGTCCATCCATTGCGGCCAGAATAGCGGCCGTAATTGCGTTTTTCTTATTGCTGTACGCAACAATAGATAACTGGATATCGGTAGCCAGGCGAGTATTAACACCTACTGCGATTAACGTAGCCGTCGCCGCAGTCGCCGTCAGCTTGATTTCCTGCCAGTTATCGCTGGCTGTCAGCGTTACCTGGTTGCTGACGAACGTTCCGTTGATTGAGGTTTTCAGCCCTACTGAGGGTGCCCCGCCTTTACCAGAATATTTATAGCGGACGGTAATAATATCCCCAGTGGCAACCGGGATCTGCAAACTGCCACACGCCTCCCGATACCTTATGCTGTTTACAGCGTAAGCATGAAGCGAAAGTGTGTTCTCATTCGGTGATAAAAATTCATCAAAGGGATACAGGGTATTACCCTCCCACCCTGAAACGAAACCGACCACCATGCTCTTTATAATGCTTTCGATGTATTCCATCGCAGGTAATGACTTACCTGTTTTTTGCACCGCCCCCGACAAAACCCTGTACTCATCTACCCAATTTTTTGAGTCGGAAGATCGAATTGCAATTAAATTTCCTTCTGTCAACTTCCCCGAGTTAATAGCTTCCTGGGCCTGTGCTTCAGAAGAATAAGGCATCTCCCCAGACTGCATGCCATTAATCTGATCTTTTATCCATCTCGTGCGGCTTGCAATGGCTAACGCTTGCTTATTGGCAACACCATTTAACCCACCTGAAACTTTATCACCTCGGGTGATAAGAGGCACTGTCTCTACCCACTTACTTTCTTCGCTTATGTCCGTCATATTACTCACCCGAATAAATATTATTTCCGCTGAAAAATACTGTTCCGTCGTAATAAATGCTTTCCGATGGGGCATAATCCGGTGGAAATACCTCTAATGTATCCCCGTCGTACGCAGCCACGCCGATCCATGCCTGTCCATTTGTCCCTGTCAAAATAGTCATTTGCGAAATATGCCGACTGGCTGGCTTCGCGTCTCCAATAATCCGCTCAAGCTCGTAAATCATCGGCTCCGTGATACCGATGTCATTCAGATCGATCACAAGCCGAAACGTCCCGGCGGGGTCGGCCACTTCCCACCATTCCTGAAGGGTCATCGAATACCCCAGCCCCTCGATCACTCGCTTAACCGCCGCTACCGTCCCTTTTCGCTGATGGATCCAGAACGCATCGCTGACCGCCTGCCGCTTAGCGGTTTCTGTCCAGTTTTCCTCCCAGCGGTCAACGGAGAAAGCCCAGGCCAGATAAGGCAGGAACTTTTCCGGGCATTTCCACGGGTTCCACAGATCACGCAGCGGCACGTTTAAATCGCTAATGCCAGAACAGGCCTGCGCCAGTCTGCGCTCCAGCGCGGACGATCCCGGCGGTAACAGGCTGCTAGTCATCAGAGCCACCAATTACCGCTTTAAAATCGGTACAATATGACGCCTGCGTTTTATCTAAGACCATGTCCGCCAGGGGCTTCATCAGTTCGACGCGCTGGACACCCTGAACGTGCAGCGCGGCATAGATCGCGGACAGCCGCACATCACGCCCCAGGCGACGCTGCTCGTTGATGTATGCCGTACCCTGCGCTTTCGCGGCCGCCAGGATGGGTTCTTTTGCCGGGCCGGGATAGACATAAAGAATCGCATCAATTTCATAGGGAACAATCTCAGCAGATCGGACACTCACCCGATCCGCCACCGGCCGCACAGCCTCATCATTCAGGGCCTCACCGACGACCTGCAGTAAGTCTTCCGGCGCAGTACCATCGCCGTCGCGGGCCAGAATAGTCACCACGACTTCCGCCGGTGACGGGCTGAAAGTCGATGCATCCGCCACCCGACCATCAGAGCTAAGCGCGTGATATTCATAGGCTCCGACTGGCCCGGCAACACTCATCCCCTCAAAGGCCGCCGGAATGCGCTGGCGATAATCCGTGTCAGATTCCATTACTGCCTCCGTGGGCGGCGTTGTGGTGTCATCTGCAGCCGTAATCACCCGGCGCTGTACGTTGTTATTCGCGCCTAAATTGTCCAGGTCATCCCCGCCGGAATAGGCCACCATCACGGCTTTAGCCGCCTCGTTAATCCGCTGGCGCAGCAGCAACTCCCGGTACACATTTTCCTGCAGCATTTTCACCACCGGCTCAGATTCAAGCGCTAAGGTGCGGGCCACGGCCTCCTGCTCTTCTGCCGGAAATAACGCGACAAATTCAGCCTTGCGCTCAGTCAGCAGGTTTTCAAAATCCGGCACATCCACAATTTGCGGCGGCGGCAGCTGGGAAAGATCAATAACGGCCATTGTCTGCTCCTGTCGATACGGAAAGGGACACGGGCACGCCGTCATTACGCTGGCCTGCCAGCTCAATAACCATTGCGCCATCCATGCTGCTGCTGTTAACCGTGATGGTGTCCAGCTGCAGCCGCGGCTCCCAGCGCCGCAGCGCCACATACACAGCAGCCATGATCTGCAGGCGCAGCGCCGGGTTTTGCGGCTGGTCAATGAGCGCTGAAAGCAGGGAACCATACTCCCGGCGCGCAAGCCGGCTACCTTGCGGGGTCAGCAAAATGTCACGCACCGACTGACGCAAGTGGTCAGTTTCCGTAATGGCTCTGCCGGTATCGCGGCTCATCCCGATATAGAGCGTCAAAATGGGCCTCCCGTCGTTCCGCCACTGTCGCCAGGGTGTTTATGCTTATCAGCAACGACGCCGTTTGACGTCATCGCGCCGCCGCCGTGGGTCACATCGCCGTTCAGGATCACATTGCTGTTAATACGGGTGGTGTCAGCCTCGATCACAAACTCACCGGTTTTGCAGGAGACAACCTGCGAAGACTCAATCAGCACGCTTTTCACGCCTCGAATAATCCAGCGCCCGGTGGCGGGGTCGTATTCGAACCAGCCGCCATCCTCGTATGCGGTCACGTCCGCACTTTCAGAGTCTGACGGCGGCGGGCAGGCGTTGGAGTAGATGGCCGGAAGCGCAAAGGCTGTCTCCAGATTGCCGCCCAGGCTGAACAGCACCACCTGCTCCCCTGGAGACGGGCACCACCAGGTGCGGGATTTACCTGCACGGTAGGTCAGCCAGTTAATCCAGTTGGTTTCGAGGTCGCCCGTTTTTACCCGGCACAGCCAGCCGTCCCGGTCCACTTCGGTCACAATGCCGGTGCGGATCAGATTGGTGATAAGGCGCATGATTTCGGTTAATTGCGTATTCATGAAGGCAAGATTGCCACGCGCGGAGGGAGTGCGGCAGCGTGGCGGGTTGTGTCATCCCTGACACAAAATCACCGGGACAACCAGCGCAATAAGACGTCTCGCGTAATGTCTTCTGTTTCATCATTGATGCCGAGCAACCGGCGCTCTGCATATTTGACTTCCGGCCCTTTACGGCTGACCCGATCACGCAAGCCATAGTGATGCACGCGGGCTATGCGCTGCACCCGGCTCTCAAACTCGACGCTTGCCGCGTCCTGGCTGGCGAGGGCTTTCAGGTATTTTGTGGTGCGGAGTTTTGCAAACATCTGCCGACGGATGCGGCCCTGTTTCGTTCTGGCCGTCACGCGACGCGGCTCGTAAGCCGTCCCGTCGGGGTTGCGCTGCATCCTGATATTTTTCTGCTGGCTGCGGCGCAGCTGCTGCGCCAGCTCCCGCATCATGCGCTTACGTGCGGCAGGCTCCAGACCCGCCAAGAGCGCATCTAACCAGGCGTCAACTTCCTGCAGCTCAGCCACGGCTCACCGCCCACATTTCGTCCGGTTCGTCCGGTTCCGGCACCGCTTCGACGCTGGACACGTCACCGTCAGCGCTGACTATCACACGCTCTGTCAGTTGCAGGTTCAGGCTGATATCACAGATATCATTGCGCAAAATATCGACTTCAAAGGAAAGCAACTTTTCCCGCAGTTCCGGGTTATGAATGGCATCCGGCTGATTTTCCCTTAACCAGGCCACCACCGGCGCCATCAATAACCCCTGATCGCCGCTGAAATCCACAATCACCACATTCAGGGTGTAACGATACTCCCATGAAAGTGACGCAGCCCCGGTTGCCACCACCGATCCGTTATCAACGAACAAATGCAGCTTATCCGGGTTATCGCGGACATATGGCACCGCGCTATTCAGGGCGCGGCGTAAGGATTGAGGCTTGTTCACTGTTTCGCTCCTGACAGGAAATTATCATGTCCACTTTGTCAGCGCAGACCGCCCAGGCCGCCTCTGCTTCATCCAGCGCGGTCAGCAGATCACCGTTAGTGCGTGCCGCCGACTTTTCCAGGCGGCACTGCGTCACCCTGGGACAACCATTCACGGTAAGCAGCACCTCCGGCGAGGGCTGGACGTTCGCGCATCCTGATAATGTCAGCAGGCAGAAGAGTGTCAGCCCAGCGGCGTAAATCCTCATTTTCACGTTTTAACTCCTCAATTCTGCGCTGACGGCTTCGCAGCAGCGCGTTTGTACTTTCTGCCGCCGCGTAAAGCCTTGCCTGTTCCCGGTTATTGGTTTCGGACAGGATGGACAGGGCGATCAGCTGGCTGTTCGTTTTTGCCAGTTTTTCGCCTGTCGTTTTCAGATCCCGCCCTTGCTGCTCGATGGTCTGGCTGGCCTCCTTCATCCGCCATGACTGCCAGCCAAGCGCCAGCACTACCATCGCCAGAATTACCGCCAGCGCCTTCGTCATAACGTCACCGGCTCCGCATCAATAATCTGCGCACGCAGAACCTTAAGCGCGACCAGCGTCAGCAGATAAAATACCAGGGTGACAACGTGGCCCGTAAAGGTGAGAAAAATCACAAGCAGTGAACACCTTGCCCATCTGATCACCTGGTTTCCTGGTGTACTGAAAAAGCGCGTCAGCGCCTGCTTTGCCTCTCCCCGATGAGTGCCGCCCGCATACCACCCAGCCATGCAAAGTAGCACCGCTCCCCAGCTCAGCAGGCAGGCTACCCAGGTCAAGGCTGTAACCAGTGCCGGAACAATACTGTTTGGAACAAAGAGACTAAAAATTATCAGCGCCGTGTACAGCACCGAAAATAACCCACCGATCAGTTTCTTTTTCATTTCGTTACGCTCCTTTTAAGCACCAGGACAGCTCCCGCGCGCGGCGGTTGTCCAGCCCCGGATTAAATACGCCTTTGACGTATACCCAGCGCGGCAACTGATAGCAGGCCTCGCGCCAGCGCTTCTGATTGATAAACTTCACCATGGTTGAGCCACAGGCATTGCCGGTTCCCACGTTGAAGGCCAGCGATACCAGCGCGTCATAGACGTTCTGCGGTACGCTCACCAGGACACAGCGATCCAGCGCCTTCTCCACCCTTAAAACGTTGGTGATGAAACTTCTGGCGGCCTGCCGTTCCGTGATGGTCTTCCCCGGCACCACGCCGGACGTATTGCCAATGCCATCGGTCCACACCCCCGCATCACACTGATACGGCTGCAGGCGGCAGCCCTCGTAATCGGCTATCAGCTTCAACCCTTCCACTGAGGTATGAAGTTGCTGAAAGCCCGGCAGGGTGGCGGCAATCGCCAGCACCGCCCCTACCAGGCAGCGTTTAACGGTTGAAGGATTCATATTCCCCCTGTGTAATTTTTCCGCCGCGCAGCAGCTGGTAGGTTTTGTGTTTGTAGTACCAGTTGATGGCCAGCATCAGCACGCCAATTAACACACCGCCTACTGTCGACACATCCTTAAGCGATAAATCTCCCATCCATGCCAGCAGTACAGCGATGCAGTACGTGATGAAGGCGCTGATCCGTTCAAGCGTCATATTTCAGTCCCATAACTGGACGGTCTGCACCGTGGAAGTGGTGGCAATATCCGGCAGATCCACCTGCAGCCCGTGTGGTAAGAACGGGCCGTGCTCAGCCAGCCCCGGATTTGCCTGCAGTACCTGCTCCGTGACGCCGTGCGTGCGTCCGTAATGACGCCAGCAAAGCGCGTCCACCGTGTCACCCTGGTACGCACGCACTTTCATCAGATCAGCTCCACCGTACAGTGAGGCGCATCCTGCACCCGGCTAATTGCCCAGCGCGCATCACGCCACAGGTCGCCGCTGGCCTCCGCCAGCTCATCCCCCCTTTTCACACCGGAGGCCGTGGCGTCGTAGTCCTGGTAACGCTCATTCACCTGCGCACGTGCCCAGCAATAAACGGCGTTGTGGTAGTGGTGAATGCGTTCGCTTTTACCGTCCAGCAATTCCGCCGGTACATCGGCCAGCGTCATAAATCCCAGCGCCTGCTGGCGCTTGCGGAAGTCGTACAGCTCCGCATTGACCTCTGACATCGCAGACCGGATGAGTTGTCCGAGACGGGGTGACGTCACCGTGCCATCCGTCCGCATCACGCTGCGAAACTCTGATAAATTAACATCGGGCCAGAACGGCGTATTTTTGATAATTTCCGCCTGTTCCGGCGCCTGCTCAGGCGCAACAAACTTCATGCGGGCTTTCTCCTGAAATAGTGGGCGGTGGACGGGGTTTTGATGTGGCAAAAGCCTTTCGCCACCCCGTGCCGCCCGTGCGCGGGGCACGTTCCGTTAACGGCTGTCATTGCGCAATCTGCGCTCCAGCTGCTGTTTTTCTTTTTTGACGCCACAGCGTGGATCAAGCTGCAGCGCATGATTGATGTGATTCAGGGCGGAGGCCGGGCTGGTTTCGGTCAGTACAGCGCCAATCGCTTTATGCAGGCGTGCCCGTGACTGGTCTGGCATATCCTGACCGTCTGTCAGCTCCAGTGTCTGCAGTAACAACCCGGCATCGAAAGATTCACCTGCCAGCAGAGCGGCCTGCGCAGCGTCTGCCATTTCCTCTGCCAGCACCGTCTGGACGTTACGGTTTCCGATGGGCATCACCCATCCGTGCCGCAGCGCATGACGCCCTGCATCCAGCGCACCGGCATAATCACCGGCATCGATACGCCAGAGCATTACAAACATCACCACGTCATCCTGCCGGGCACCATCAGCAGCCAGTACCCCCTCCACCCAGGCGGAATAACGGGGCAGCAGTTCCACTTTGATTTGGGCTTTCTTCACGGTGGACTGGATACCTTTCAGGCGGCGGCGGTCCTCCGCCAGTTGCATCAGCATCAGGTCATACCCCGTCGCGTGGCGAACATTGCCGCCCTGCCGGGCGGCCTGTTCAGCCTGGACGCGCAGGCGGTGCTGCCGTGCGGGACTCAGGCTCATGCGTTATGCCCCCTCGCCTTCCGGTACAGCTGGCGCGCTGAAATCCCCCATCTGGATGTTTTCGACCAGCGCCGCGCAGCGGTAATCCTCAACCACATACGCTTCATTGACGGACTCGAAATTCTCGATCCGGTCACGTTTCGGGTTATCGATAACAGAACGACGGCGGGTATCTTCCTGCCAGTAAATGGACAGGTTATCCAGGCGGGTGATCAGCAGTGCATTCGCAGGGAAATACGGCGCGCGTACAGCCTGCAGGCCACCCATGCGTTTCTGGCTGATGATAAGATCAGCGGCCAGCTTCTCCGTGTTCTCCTGGTCTTTGTTAACCAGCGGGAAATACTTGTCAGACAGCAGCTCACGGCCACAGACCACCACCAGATCATCATCATCCTGATACACCGGGTCGATCAGCTCGTTGACCGCATCCATCACCACGGCATCCAGGTTGGCATAATCGCCACCCTTACCAACCTTCACGGCGCCTTTGGTGGTCACGCCTTCTTTGGTTTCGCTGCCCATGACATGATCCGGCGCATCTTCGCGGATTTTTTGCAGCCAGCCCTTATTTACGTCCTGCAGCATCGGGTTGGCGTCGCGGTCAGAGGTTTTGGCACGCTTCACGCCGTTGAACCCGATCATGATGCGGTCCAGAGCCTGCCGCTTCACGATGGCGTTACGGATCCGTACCTGGAAATCCTGGAATTTTGCCCACAGGTCCAGCTTTGGATAGGTCAGCACCGTATCAAAGTTGGTCTGCTCGCATTTGTATTCCACGTCCGCCATCACTGTCGGGTCAGTTGGTTCGCGCTCTTTGGTGGTGGTATCCGTGGTACCGGCAATCGTGCTACCGACACCCAGACCCAGCAACTGGCCTGACTGCTCATCCACCGGGGTGATGTTAATCAGCGTCAGAAAGGCAGCGGACTGCTGTATCTGGTCTTCCAGCGTCTGCTGTACCGACGGCTCAACGGTGAATTTGCTGGAAAGTTCTTCCACTTCCACGTTGTTCAGGCGTGCCAGCTGCTGCAGGTAGGCGTTAAAGGCAAAACGGGTTTTCTTTTTCATTGGTTCTTATGCTCCATCAGCAATTGGTCAGTGTGCCTGCCGGTGCGTCTCCGCCCGGCGCGCGCTGGCGATAATCTTTGCGGCTGTCTTCCTGGCTCAGCCGCTGCTCCAGTTCAGCAAAAGCGGCCTGCTGTTCCTGCAGGGAGGCTTCCAGCTCAGCAATGCGCGCATCCTGCGCAGACAGGGAGTGCTCAGTGCGTTCGCTCAGGTTTTGCTGTTCAGTAGCAATCAGCTCAACCGCGCGATGCACGTCAGAAAAACGCGCTTCATCCTTCTGTTCTTTTTTGGTGAACATCGCGGCAACGCGGGAAAACAGGGAGGGTTTATCGTCCTGGACTTCTTCCCACTCGATCAGCGTTTCTTCTGCGGCGGTAAAGAGGTTTTCAGGGTTTTGCTTGCGGCCTGCCAGGGGGTTACTTCTGGCGCTGGCGCTAAACTGCAGCATTTCAGTACCGAGGCTTGCGGGATCATCCGTCGCCGCCAGGCCAACCAGGTAGGCTTTGCCGGTATCGGCAAAACTGGTATTGACTTCCATCGAGGTAAACAGCTTTTGCAGATTACGGGTATACGCCACCAGGTCCTCTGACGGGGTGATCCACGCATACAGGGCCAGCTTCCCTTTCAGCGGGCCGTCTGCAATCTCTTCTGCCTCCAGCTTATCCACGGTCCCGAAACGGCGGAAAGGGCTGTCAGGGGTATAACCCTTGATGTGCTCCAGATTAATCAACGCGGTATACACCTGCGGGTCATAGCTCGCCGCCATCTGTTCCAGCCAGGCACGCTCAATATTGCGCCCGTCTGTCGTTGCCCCTTCCACACCGATGCGGAAGTGCTTTGCTTTTACAGCCATGTGACCGACTCCATCAAATAACTCTGTGAGGCCTTATGGTTGCTGCGATGGAGGGGGTGAAACAACGCGCGGACCTTGTGCGGTAAACCATACAAAGGCCAGCCGGGGAAAGGCGCCAGGCAAGGCCGTATGTTTGTGCCATGGAAACGATGACCCCCGCAGACCTCGATCCCCGCAGGCAGGCATTACTGCTGTATTTTCAGGGATACCGCGTAGCCCGCATTGCTGAAATGCTGGGCGAAAAAGTTGCAACCGTTCACAGCTGGAAAAAGCGCGACAAGTGGGGCGAATACGGCCCACTCGATCAGATGCAGCTCACCACTGCCGCCCGCTATTGCCAGCTCATCATGAAGGAGCACAAGGAAGGGAAAGACTTTAAAGAAATAGACCTGCTGGCCCGCCAGTCAGAACGACACGCCCGCATCGGTAAATTTAACAACGGTGGTAATGAGGCGGACCTTAACCCCAACGTGCAAAACCGCAACCGCGGCCCCCGCAAACAACCTGAAAAAAACCAGTTCAGCGACGAACAGATCGAAAAGCTGGAAGAAATTTTCCGCAACGGAATGTTTGAATATCAGCGCCACTGGTGGGAGGCAGGAATTAAGCACCGCATCCGCAATGTGCTTAAATCACGCCAGATCGGGGCGACGTTTTACTTTGCGCGTGAGGCACTGATCGATGCGCTGATCACGGGACGTAACCAGATTTTCCTGTCAGCCAGTAAGGCCCAGGCGCATGTTTTTAAGCAGTACATCATCGAGTTTGCCAAAGAAGTCGATGTGGAATTAAAAGGCGATCCCATGGTGCTGCCAAACGGCGCCACGCTGTATTTTCTCGGGACCAACGCCCGCACCGCGCAGAGCTACCACGGCAACCTGTATCTTGATGAGTATTTCTGGATCCCGAAATTTCAGGAGCTACGTAAAGTCGCCTCCGGCATGGCGCTGCATAAGAAATGGCGCCAAACCTATTTCTCAACGCCTTCCAGCCTGACGCACAGCGCTTACCCGTTCTGGTCCGGCGCCCTGTTCAATCGCGGGCGGGCAAAAGCTGATCGCATTGATATCGACCTGACCCACTCAGCCCTTGCTGCCGGTCTGCTTTGCGCTGACGGTCAGTTCAGACAGATCGTGACGGTGGAGGACGCCGTGCGCGGTGGCTGCAACCTGTTCGACCTCGACCAGCTGCGCCTGGAGTACAGCCCCGACGAGTACCAGAACCTGCTGATGTGTGAGTTCATCGACGATCTCGCCTCCGTTTTCCCACTGGCTGACCTGCAGGCCTGCATGGTGGACAGCTGGGAAGTCTGGGAAGACTTTCAGGCACTGGCCCTGCGTCCGTTCGGCTGGCGCGAAGTCTGGATCGGCTATGACCCGGCGAAAGGTACCCAGAACGGTGACAGCGCTGGCTGCGTAGTCATTGCCCCGCCTACGGTGCCCGGCGGTAAGTTCCGCATCCTTGAGCGTCATCAGTGGCGCGGAATGGACTTCCGCGCCCAGGCAGAGGCCATCCGCAAACTGACGCAGCAGTATAACGTGACCTACATCGGCATTGACTCCACCGGTGTCGGTCACGGTGTTTATGAAAACGTAAAAGGCTTTTTCCCTGCCGTGCGGGAGTTTGTCTATAACCCCAACGTCAAAAACGCCCTGGTACTCAAGGCATACGACATTATCAGCCACCGCCGTCTGGAGTTTGACGCCGGGCATACCGACATTGCGCAGTCATTTATGGCTATCCGCCGCGCCACCACCGCCAGCGGCAACCGTCCGACCTATGAAGCCAGCCGCAGCGAAGAAGCCAGCCACGCCGATCTGGCCTGGGCAACGATGCACGCGCTATTTAATGAACCGCTGCAGGGCGAAGCCGCCAATACCAGCAACATTGTGGAGATTTTTTAATGACTGAGAATACCGCACAGGATGTGATGCCACCTGACGTACAACCCAATGATGCTGCGACTACCCAGGCGTTCAGCTTTGGCGATCCCATTCCGGTTCTGGACCGCCGCGAACTCCTGGATTATGTGGAATGCGTACAGATGGATCGCTGGTACGAACCGCCGGTAAGCTTTGACGGACTATCCCGCACCTATCGTGCCGCCGTGCACCACAGCTCACCGATTGCCGTTAAGCGTGACATTCTCAGTAGTACCTACATCCCGCACCGCCTGCTTAGCCAGCAGGCTTTTACCCGTTTTGTTCAGGATTATCTGGTATTTGGTAATGCCTACCTGGAAAAGCGCACTAATCGGCTCGGTGGCGTGCTGTCACTGGAGCCGACCCTGGCGAAATACACGCGGCGCGGAGTTGATCTCGATACATACTGGTTCGTGCAATACGGCATGACCACGCAGCCCTATGAATTTACGCCGGGAAGCATTTTTCATCTGCTGGAGCCTGACATTAACCAGGAAATTTACGGGCTGCCCGGCTATCTTTCTGCCATCCCGTCAACCCTGCTCAATGAATCCGCAACCCTGTTCCGCCGGAAGTATTATCTCAACGGCAGCCACGCAGGATTTATCATGTACATGACCGATGCGGCGCAGAATCAGGAGGATGTGAACAACATCCGCCATGCGATGAAAAGCGCCAAAGGACCGGGGAACTTCCGCAACCTGTTTATGTACTCGCCCAACGGAAAAAAGGACGGCATCCAGATCATCCCGCTGTCGGAGGTCGCGGCGAAAGATGAGTTTCTGAACATCAAGAATGTGAGCCGCGATGACATGATGGCCGCACACCGCGTACCGCCGCAGATGATGGGCATTATTCCCAACAATACCGGCGGCTTTGGTGATGTGGAAAAGGCCAGCCGCGTCTTTGTCCGCAACGAGCTGATGCCGTTGCAGAAGCGACTACAGGAGCTTAACGACTGGCTGGGCGAAGATGTGATCCGCTTTGAGCCCTATACGCTGGACCTTCAGGAAGACTGACCCACCGTAACACCCTCTATAAGCGCCTCAGCAGCCCTCTGCGAGGCGCTATTTTTTTTGCCTCTCGCTCCACCACCTTCCCCGCCCGCCCGTCAGCGCCCCGGAAAATGCACCGGATTTTCACCATTTCACCCCGTTGCGCGCGCTCGTATCCCCGCCACGCCTGCCCGCTTCATGTAGTGGTTTTCATGCACCTGCATGAAATACGAGAAAGCCCGTCAGTTCTGGCGGGCCGGAGCTAAAACGATCCTCTAGCGATCATGCAAAATCATGCAGTAAAATGCGTTTACAGAAAGATTTAAAAACAGGCATTTTTATGTTTCACTTACAAGATTCTATCTTGATCTTTATTGCCTGTTAGGCGGGATTATGCAATCTAAACCTATTGAATACATCAAAACATCAGAACTCAACTTTGATCCTGAAAATCCTCGTTTCTATCGTTTGAACGATGCAGACAAAGAAGAAGTTGTTGTTGAAGGCATGCTTGATGACGAGAGTGTCCACGATCTAATGCTCTCCATCGGTCAACAAGGTTACTTCCCCGGAGAACCGCTCTTAGCCTTCCGCTCAGGTACGCAACTAATCGTTGCGGAAGGAAACCGTCGGTTGGCCGCTGTTAAATTACTTAACGGCGAATTGAATCCGCCTGAAAATAAGAAAAATAGCATTGAAGAAATAAGGAACGAAGTTCCTAACAAGCCTAACGAACTCCCTTGTATTATTTACGATGCACGTGAAGATGTTCTCAGATATATAGGTTATCGGCACATCACTGGAGTTAAAGAGTGGGACTCCCTATCTAAAGCAAAATATTTGAAAGAGTTATGTGTAAAATTTTATAGTGAAGACACCAAAGAAGATACACTTAAATACTTAGCCAGAGAAATAGGCAGCCGTCCTTCGTATGTTGGACTTTTACTAACATCATTATCATTATATGAATTAGCTAAAAATAAAAAGTTTTTTAAACTCAATATTACAGATTCCGATATAGAATTTTCATATATCACTACAGCGCTCGGTTACAATGCGATAACAGAGTGGTTAGGTATTGAAGATAAAAAAGACTATGACTTTAAAAACATTAAAGAAGATAACGTGAAAAATCTTTTTTCATGGTTTTTCGTAAGGGACGAACACGCTCGAACCACAGTTAGAGAATCAAGAAGAATCAAAGATATAGCTTTAATTGTGCAACATGATGATGCCGTCGACTGTTTAGTTAAAACAAGAGATCTTGATCAATCCTATCTCTATACAAATGGTCATCAGGTTGCTCTAGAAGAGGCAATAAAAAAAGCAAGAAACGATTTAAAAGTTGTATGGGACATGCTTTTAAAAGATAAAAACTATAGTGCAAACGATCTCGAAAATGCAGAGCAACTCTTTGATATGAGTAAAACCATTAGAAATCACATCAGAACTGCGCTCGAGGATGAGTAATATGCTCAATAATCTTGAATCTATTCCAACAAATGATGAGTATCTTTGGGCTGACTATCTTGAAATTAGAGCAATGATTCATCCGGATAAAGCATTTAGCCGTGGCGATTTGGATAGCATAATGCGTGCTCAACCAGAAGAGTATGACCGGGAATATTCTGGCGAAAAGTGGAGATTTGGAACTGATTTTATAAGACAAAGGAAAACATATTTCGGCGATGCTTACCCTTTTACATTGTCAGTTGATGGGGATACGCTAACGTTAGTTAATCATACAAACTTGACTACGTTGCAAAAACTATATATATCCCTCGTTATCTGCGCAAATATAAAATATATACCAACTGGGGTTAGGCCTACTATCACTCGATCTTTTGAGCTGATTAGCCTTCCAATATTTTCATCCTTGATGCCTTCAGGATGTGAGGTTCATCCAAACTGGGCCGGTGGTGGGGCAAATGCTAGATATACAGGAAAATTAATTAATAAATATAACGCAATTGCAAAAGATATAAGATGTGAAGTAACAACCTTCAAAGAAAGAGACTTTAAGCCAAGGGACTCTGGGGATGGTGGTATTGATATTGTCGCTTGGCATCCTATGGGCGATGATAGAGATGCAATTCCTGCCGCATTTGTTCAATGTGGCTGTTCGAAAAATGAATGGGTTCACAAACAACTTGAATCATCTTATGCAAAGTTGGGTGGAAAAATGCCAGTACCGCACCCTTGGGCCTCATATTATTTTATGCCCCAAGATTTGAGGTGGATTGACGGTGATTGGGCATATAAGGCCGATATAGGCGGTTCAATAATTGTTGACCGGTTACGTCTAATAAATCTTGTCCGCCAAAATGAATTGCAAAACAGCCTACCCGATGTTGATTATGTCGAGCAGGCTTTAGCAATGGGATATAGATGAATCACCAGATTTTTGGTAAAGCTTTAGCAACCGCCTCAAATAAAGGAGGCGGAACAGCATTTCCAACAACAGTATACTTCATGTTCATTGAAGCCTTTTCTGTTTCGGGAAAAATCAAATCACCAAAACCCTGTAAACGCGCGGCTTCTCGATAACTAAAACGTCGTGCTGGTGAGTCTGATACAAATTGCCATTTATCAGGACCTAGCTTCGTTAACTCAGGACTGATTGGATGTAATGGCATGTGTCTAGGATTGGCTACAATAGTCTTTGAAATTTGAAGCCAATCTTGACGACGATTCCTTGATAAATAATACCAATGAAAATCCGCATCATAAAACTCTCCTTCTGGCCATTCAGGAAGATCACCAATTGCATCTTTTATTGTGACCAAGGGATCTAAACCATCTCCAAACACAGGCATAGGAAACTCATAATCAATACCAAACCGCTCATGAATACCAACTATAAAGATACGTTTTCTATCTTGTGCAACACCATAATTTGATGCATTTAAAATTTGTGATTTTACTCTATATCCAGCTTCGGTGAATACTTTGAATTGATCCTTTAAAAGGTGTTCAAAATTCCTTCTAACCATACCTGAAACGTTTTCAACAATAAAAGCTTTGGGCTTAATGTAATTTAAGGCACGAGCAAACTCTAAGTAAAGAGTATTAATCTTACGATCTGCTTGACGTACTCCCCCTTGGCTGAAACCTTGACATGGGTAGCATCCAACTAATAAATCGGCTTTGGGGAAATGCTCAATATTTGCAACGCTGTCCAAAACATAATCAGTTTCAGCATGGTTCGCCAAATATACATCACGAGCATAGGGTAAAATGTCATTGGCCATCAATACATTGAAGCCTGCATTTGTGACCCCCGCATCTGAACCGCCGCAACCTGAAAAAAGTGATACTACCGTTGGCATTGAATGTCTCCCTAAAATCATGCGGACATTATAGCTAATGCCTCGACGATGAGCAGTAAGTATCTCGTTTGGATTGTACGTGCAACTTAGGAAGCCGTTGAAATCTTACCGCGCACATTGCCAATTCTTAATTTACCATTACATATCATTAACATATGAGGACTTACAACTATCTAAAGCCTCTATTCTTTTTATTAACTCGTCAGTCAATTCAGATACCCACTGGATAGCCAGTCGCTTTTCCTCGTCGCTGCACTCACTAGCCGCTACAAGCTTGATAAAAAAATCAATACGCTGGAGCTTCAACGACTCCAAAAGATAGTCTTGCATTTTTCCCTCCGATCCTCACTACAGGATATGTAATGCCACATCCCTACATACGGACAACCAAATACTGTATATGCATACAGTATAATACGTTTTTTAAGTTGTAAAATACTTTTTATCATTCAATCAGATGTGTCCGATGTAGCAGGATAAAGGCAAAAAATGCGCCCCTTCATCAGTACCACTGCCGCCATTTATCATCTTCCTGCAGCCTTTGGTTCCGGTAAAAGACACGCAGACCGGCACCGGATGGAATACTGCCACCGCACAGAAGCAGATCGATCTCAGCCTCCGAACCATCAAAGCCTCTCGATTTAAGTTCATACTCCAGCTGCAGGCGCTGCTGATTATCCACATCCTGCCTGTACCCTTTCCGACGCTTAGGCTTAACCATGCGAAGCCGTGCGTTTAGCTTCCTCAGCTCCTTTTTGCTCATGCTATGGAGATACTCCTGCAGCTCCCGCTCATCCATACCCGCAATATCCGGTAAATCCTGCCCGTTTACGGCCCCGTTTTCGTTCATTTTTTCCACAGGGGGACAGTTATTGCCACGAGTCCAAGGGGCGCAAGCGCCCTGGTCGGCTGGCGCCTCCTGAACGTCAACGGCCTTACGAACCATTTTCCACTTCATCGCATGCGTGCAAATCCGGCCCTCAATAATCGGGGACCAGATGCCATAAATACGGATGCCGTGATCGCCATAGGCTGATGGCTCGTCATTGAGTTCATAAGCCGTTCGGACCAGGTGATGTTTACGCGGAACCAGTACGCCGCCCTGTTTCATGATGTAGGTGGCAAAACACCCGGCATCGGCTGCCGCCAGCACGGCATCCAGACGCGGGTTATCCAGTACCGGCGCACCGGCTTTTTTATCGGTCTGCTGTCGCGCGGCCTGGCCCGCCAGCAAACGCAGCTCGCGATAAGCCTGGCGGCCCGGTATACCGAAAAAGCGGAATTGCTGGACGCGATGCAGCGAGGCCCAGGCATTGACATGTTCGGCATTGTCCCGCAGTGATCTGCCGGTTTCTTTGCTGATTTCGATAGCCAGGCCACGCCCGTCGATGTTCTTACTGATGTACTTCGCGATGTAGCTGGTCGGCGTACCCTTGCGCGGGTTGATCAGCTCAGACTTAAAGCGCGGGCCGGTATTGTTGCCCAGCTCCTCGCGGTCCTCACGGATGGCAAATTTACGCAGCAGCGCAGTGATGGACTTGCGGTCTTTTTTGCGCATGAAGCAAAGCAGGTGCCAGTGCACGGTGCCGTCATGGTGTGGCTCAGCAACGCGGACGCCATACCAGCGCAGCCCGGCTTTGTGCATCGCCTTGCGGAAAGCGGCGAACGTATGCACCAGATAGTCGCTGCTCTGCCGGACCGTTGCACTGGTCCATTTCGGGTTTGGTCTGCCGTTATTGAGCGTTGCGTGAAAGCGTGACGGGCAGGTGATGGTATAGAACACCGCGCAGTCTCCGCGCATTTCTGCGATCAGCTCCAGCCCTTTAACGCAGGCCATCATTTCGTTGCGCCGGTGTGCCGGATTGCTGCTGCTGGCGTTTACCACGTCTTCCATATCCAGCGTATCGCCCTGCTCATTGGTCAGCTCATGCGAGCGGAAGAACTCCAGCGATTTGCGGCTCTGTTCGCGTTTATGGATCACGGCCTCATAGCTGACATACGGAGACGCCTTTTTGTTAACCAGGCAGACGGCGCGCAGCTGTTCTTCTCGCCATTCACACCGCATCTGCCACAGCTTGCGATACCACCAGTCAGCACAGAGCATACGGGCAAGCGAACCCGGAATAAGTTCGTACGGGACGGGGTTACGGCGGTGCTTTTTACGGCGCAGCCGCTCGAAGGCAGGCGGGATAACATCAAGGCGCATGGCCTCAGCGGCCACCCTTTCCCATGACCGGCGGATCTCTTCCGGCGTAACGTCTTCATCCGCAAACAGCTCACCGCAGGCAGCATCCAGACACATGCTCATGTGTGCCGCCACCAAGGTAGATAACCGCTTAACCTGATCCTGGTTCATTTCCGGCAGAACCAGTAAGCCCTCCAGCCCGTCGTGGCTCGCCATAAACCGGAATGACGCAGAAACCTGGCTGGCACGCACGCGCTCCAGGCGTTCCAGGCACGGCCTGATGGTTTCACGTAGATAGCGGGAATATGCCTTCGGCTTTCCCAGGCCCTCGAAATATTTAATGCGCTCAAGCAGTGGCTTGCTGATATGTGATGGTTCAGCGCTTACGTCTGCCAGAATCACCAGATCGGGATTAAACCGCTGCTGCTCGCGGGCCATTTTGGCACGGCTGATCAGCCGGTCCTGCTCCATTTCACGCTGAACAGGATCACGGGCTTCATTGTAGAAATAGCGCTCCCAGACCTCATCGCTCATCGCCTCACGGCGCAGCTGCTCCTGCTCGTTGTCGCTGGCGTAGAGAGCGATCAGGTTTGAAAGCGCAGACACCGGCGCAACTTCCGCCGGGTCCACATACGGGTTAACCGCTTTTTTCGGGGCATTCCAGACAAAAGCAGCGGCGGCATCATCTGCACCGCCGTAGTTTTTAACGTCGTGATTGCTCACACAAATACTCTCTTTGGAAAGTTTCGTAAGACGCACTCACGACTGGATACGCTGCCAGATCAAACCCGGACCAGATCAGAGGTTGAGAAACAGCGATAATTTCAGTTGCAGACTTACCATCACCACCGGCAACGCCCATACTGCGTTTTGCGTTAATACGGTGGCGGGTAAAATTCTGGTAAATCACGTTCGTCAGCTCAGTTTCACTGTTCGACACAACAACCTGATGGCCTGCTGATGCCAGTACATTAAGAGTCGTCGCCAGGCGACGCTGTTCAAGCTCATTGAAACCATCAGTGTGATAATCGGTAAATGTTCCGTCATAAGGTGGGTCGCAATAAATCACATCACCTACTTTGACCATCGCTAAAGTTTCCTCATAGCTGGCACAAATGAAGGTGGCGCGTTGTGCTTTCTCTGCAAATGCTCTGATTTCGTCTTCCGGGAGATATGGTTTTTTATAATTCCCGTATGGAACGTTAAATTCACCTTTCCTGTTATAACGACACAGGCCACGATAGCCGTGGCGATTGAGATATAGGAAATATACTGCTTTCATGAAATCAGTAATTTCAGAGGAATGATTAAATTCATACCTAATGTTGTAATAAGCTACCTCTCTATTCGCAATCGCAAAAATATTTTTTGCGCGTGATACGAAAGCTTCACAATCAAGGGCAATTTTTTTATAAAGATTGATAAGATCTGGATTAATATCCGCGACAAGATAATGAGGATACTCTGTCGCCATCATCACAGCGCATGAACCCGCGAAAGGTTCAACCAGTCGCGGGCCTGCAGGCAGGTGCTTTTTCAGCTCATGCATGACGGCGGTTTTATTGCCCGCCCATTTCAGGATGGTGCTCATACAGCACCCCCATTGTAGTGTTTGCCTTTCAGCTCTGCGATTTCCTGACAGGTGACGCAGCACTGCACGCCGGGAAGCGCACGGCGGCGAGCGGGCGGGATTGGCGCATCACATTCGATGCATAAAACGCGGGAAACGCCCGACGCTTTACTGCGGGCAGTGTGGATGTGCCGCTGGCGTTCTTCTTCAACGCGCTGCTGTACGAGGTCCATAGAATCAGACATCAGTGGATCTCCTGCGCTTCGTTCTGGATGTTTTCCGCAGTAACGCGCAGCAGCTCCGCCGCCTCAACGTGATTAAGCTGGCGCGATGTGATGTGACACGCCAGGCTATCAAGGCGGGCGGCCATTGCCGCAGCACGTGCACGGCGTTCTTCCATGCGGGCCTCTGTCAGTATCTGGTTAAGACCTGCATCATCCGGGCCGATTTTGTTGGAACGGGTTTCTATATTTCGCATTGTTGTTTCTCCTGAATTTTGGCAAAAGAATGCCCGGCGGGTTTACGCCATTAATTTCTGTTACTGGTTAATTCGGCATGGTTAGCCGCTTTGGAAATAAGCTCACCACTGCACGAAAATGGTTCATTGCTTTTATCAGCTCCCGCTTTTCGTCAGTCGTCAGCTCATTCATATTGACGTTATGACGATCCGCCGGAATCTTAGCCATAAAGAATATGGCGGCTAAGGCACGCTCATTCTGTTTATGGTTAATATCTCGCTGGTCCCGCATATCGCTAATAAAACGCTCCAGTTCGGGTTCTATATTCAAGCCGAACACTTTCGCCCTTAGCTCTGCAATATGATTCAGGCCATCCAGCCGATGCCCCGGACTTAGTGGAACAGTCGCAGAATCGCCTTCAATAGCCATGGTTTCCCCTGTTTAGTAGTACGCAGTTCAGCCAGCAGCGCATCCTGCGAGCGGCACGGATGCCAGCGCTTGCCATCCTTCCCCATGATCCAGCCATGCCCGAAATGAGGTGATGGGCTTTGCTTAACGAGCAGCGATGCGAGTGATGGTTGTTTAGTCAACATAGCCACCTCAGATCAAACCAAACGAGGCACCCAGGCCAGTGACTGTATCAATGGTGCTGGCCATCGCCGGGCTTGCCTGCAGGCGCGCCTGCAACGTCACTGCGGTTAATGCCATCAGTCGAGTAACTGAATTGATGCTATCAATAATCTGGCGGCGCCCTGCCGTTGTGTGCGCTTCGCCGGAAACAGCGCCAGCAGCTACGCGGCCGATTTCTGCCGTGGCTTTCAGTACGTAGTCCGGCATTTTCTCCCGAGCGACTTCGTTTAGCGGCACGCACGGCAGGCAGTGGATCTGCGCCAGGAAACCATCAACCAATGCGGAATCCTCGGTCAGATCAGTAAGCAGCCAGATTTCCGGCACGGTCAGCTGGTGCGGTTGGTCCGGGTTCAGCTTATTGCGCAGAGTCTGTACGTTCATTCCTGCGCGAGCCGCCAGCTGTGCCATGTTGTGGCGCAGCGCGAACGACCGGCAGGCTTCATCAAAATGTGGATGTTTGGAAACCCTGAAATCAAACATGTTTGTAATCCCTTTTTATCCCAAAATGGAACCATCAGGCTTGCATTGTGACTTCGCAACCTTGGGCAGCTTCCATAGTTAGAGCGAACATGTTTACTTCGACGAGGCTGTTTACCCCCTCTTTCTTGCGGATAGGTAAGCGACCTTCACGGATCATCTGGCGGGCATAGCTAAGTTTGTAACCGGTACGGCGGCAGAACTCATCCAGGGTAATGAATGGCTCTGACACCACAAGATTGATGCTAGGACGCATTGAAAATTGATGATTCATGATGCACTATTCCTCAGTTTGGGTTGTCTCTACACTATTCGAGACTGTTATTTACTATTCGTTGCTTCACACAACGGAGAATAGGATCACAAAACGCCAATGTCAATTCAAAAAATCACAAAACGCCATATACCTCAAAAACTGCGAAACGAGATCATGCAGAATAAAGGCGGGCAACCGGTCATTGAGCGTATCCTGAAAGCTTACGGGTTCACTACTCGCCAGGCGCTCTGTAATCACCTTGGGATATCTCAAAGCACTATGGCTAACAGGTACGCCCGGAACACGTTTCCTTCGGATTGGACAGTGATTTGTAGCCTTGAAACAGGTGCTTCTCTCTTATGGCTAGCAACCGGTGATGGCGTGATGTTTGAGGATGAGGATGAAGCTGAGGTGGCCACTAAGACGCTCAGACACTTAACAATCACAAATGGGGTTATAACTTCACAAAGTGAAGTTGTTTATGACAGCAGCCTAATCCCATCAGGCCTATCAGCTCCTTTTTTAGTGACCTTTGAAAACTCAGTTTATTTAGTAGATAACCATGACGGTGAAATAAATGATGGGTGGTGGCTGATCGAAATTGACGGTTTAACCAGTATTAGAGAGGTTTTTAGGTTCCCTGGTGGGCGCATACGCATTGAGAATGGGCGGGCATCCTTTGAATGCCAATCTCAGGAAATTAAAGTGCTCGGCAAAGTGCTTTCACATACACAGAGCTTGTAATTAATGGCTGTATCAAAACTTTCGAATGGCAAATGGCAGGCGCAGATTTTCCCAAACGGTAGGGATGGGCGGCGCATTCGTCGGCAGTTCGCCACGAAAGGCGAAGCTTTAGCATTTGAGCGCCACATAAAAGAACAGGCACAGGATAAGCCCTGGTTAGGAGAGAAAGCGGATAAGCGGCGGGTTACTGACCTTGTTGAAACTTGGTTCAATGCTCACGGCGTCACACTCTCTGATGGCCTCAAGCGTAAGGGAGCAATGGAATTTGCCTGCTTTGCTATGGGAAACCCCCTTGCTACTGAATTTAACGCCAAGCTTTTTGCTACCTACCGCGAACAGCGTTTGAGCGGAAAAATTACACGTTCTGATCGGGTTAAAGCAGTGACTCCACGCACCGTCAATCTTGAGCTGGCGTATTTCCGCGCCATGTTCAACGAACTGAAAAGGCTGGATGACTGGAGTGCACCAAATCCGCTCGAAAACGTCCGGGAATTTAAAATTGATGAGGCAGAGCTGGCTTGGTTAACAGTCGAAGAAGTCAAGCAACTGCTGGCGGAGTGTGAGAAAAGCAAGGCGGAAGACTTAGTAACGATCGTGAAAATTTGCCTAGCCACGGGCGCGCGATGGGGTGAGGCTGAATCACTGACAGGCAAGCAGATCAGCCACGGGAAAATTACCTACATTAAAACCAAAGGCAAAAAGAACCGCGCTGTTCCAATTAGCAATGAGCTTTACCAGATACTCCCCAAACTGAGAACCTCCAAACCAGTATTTACGGGATGCTATTCTGCCTTTAGGGGTGCGATTAAGCGCACTGGAATTGACTTACCTGACGGGCAGCTTTCACACGTTCTCCGGCATACTTTTGCAAGCCACTTTATGATGCGCGGAGGCAACATTCTTGTACTGCAGCGAATCCTTGGACACACTGATATTAAGGTGACTATGCGCTATGCGCATTTTGCCCCAGACCATCTAACTGATGCAATAAAACTTAACCCTTTACATGACTTGAACAGTTAA